TAGATGGTCTTATGCAGAACCTAAACATTGCGTTGAATGTGGTAAAAGGTTTGAATTAAGCGATAAGTAGTTATTAATTTTATACCGTGTTGTGTGCTTTTTTAATTGCATCACAACGTAGCCTAACACCATTAAGCTTTAGCCGCCGTGGCAAGGCGTAACATGATGTTTGTCGGTCCGATAAAATAACGGATGGAGTATAACCGGCCCACGTAGAAATTATGAGATATTCGAAATTTTCTAATAACTGAAAACTTAATAACCGATCGGAATTAGCGAGGTGTGTCCGCGTTGATACGATTGTTAGGTAGTAACTTTTTAAATACAACAAAAATCTGCATATTTGGTTAACCAATAAACTAAACATGCAGATATGGGAACCTTTCTTAAATTAGTTGGCCGCGGTGTAAAAAGGGCATTTACCAAGGACGGTGGTAATCTTGCCATTATTAAAGACTTTACAGGGCGCCGGGACGGAGTGTATTGGATAGCATTGGCTATTCGTACTTTTGCGGCGGTAGTGGCCACTGGCTTAGCGATGTTGATATCACATTTAGTTGGTGTGCCCGTACTTGAAGTTATTGACACCATGAACAGCATCAAAGAGTAATGGGAGCTACTGGACGGCGACAGCGGGTTAATTTAGATTGGCCGTATCAAATGCAGAAGCACCCGGACGATCCGGACAAGCTTTCGTCTCAGGAGATACTTGAACGGTCTCTGAGCCCCAACGCCCCGTACACCCGTATAGGATTCGGTGGCCCGAAGGGTGGCGGGAAAGCGCAACCGCTTGATGCTAAAGTAATGACCCCTTATGGTTGGCGCCAGATGGGTGATCTTAAAGTCGGCAGCAAGATTAGTAACCCTGATGGCACGACTCAACGTGTTATTCAGGTTCATCCACAGGGAGAAAAGGATATATATAGGGTTACATTTTCTGATGGTGCTAGTACAGAAGTATGTGCTGACCACTTATGGAAATGTACGATATCTGGAAGCAGTGGCAAGTCTCGGGGTAAGAAAGTAACAAAGTGGATGGTTCGAGATACGCGGGACTTAATACATATCCTTGATAAAAATAAGGGTAAGACGAAGTGGCCGCTCATTCCTTTAACCGAGCCCATCACCTACACGAAGACGTACAGAGTGGACCCGATCAAGGTTGACCCCTACTTACTTGGTGTATTGCTTGGTGATGGTGGGCTGACAGGCAACCATAATGTTACAGTTACCACGCCTGACCCAGAAATTATTAAGCGTATTGAGGGGCTTGGGTATAGCGTTACCAATTTATCGTCTGCCGAGTATGGGTATATGATTGTTGGTGAGAAGGGTAGCCAACTTAGGAATGATCTGGGATGGCTTGATTTGTATGGTAAGGTCTCTCACGACAAATTTATACCAGAATATTATAAGTATGCGTCGGTAGATCAGCGAAAGGCTCTTGTTCAGGGATTGATGGATACTGATGGCTATGTGGACGACCGTGGCCACATGAGTTATACGAGTGTGAGTGAGCGGCTTGCTAGAGATGTTCAAGAGGTTATTTGGGGGCTTGGTGGTAAGGCAACTATATCAATTAAGCACAATGAGTTTGGTCCGGTATATACTGTCTTTTTTAATACCAGGATGAATCCTGAGTTGGTCTGGCTTGACCGCAAAGCTGATCGTGCAAGTTATGATTTCAATGGCGGGATTAGTGAGTTAACGCGACGTATTGTATCGATTGATTTTTCACGTAGGGCGCCGGCGCAGTGTATTACGGTGAGCAATCCGAATAGCCTTTACATTACCGATAATTTTATTGTGACGCATAATTCGTATGGAGCTCGTGCTCTTGCGTTCACGCTTACCTATTCTCTTGCCATTGTTATTATCATTGTTCGCTCTCGCCTTATTACTTTGAAGCGGAACCACATCTTACCGGCGAAGAATGAGCTTCGTGACTTTTTGGGTGAAGAGATTATCAATTACAATGAGAAGGATAAGATTTTCTACATGCCGTCTGGCGGTATGGTTCAGTTTATGCATTGCGCTAAAGAGGGAGATATCGAGCAGTTTGACGGTGTTGCTGGCGACGTGTATATCTTTGAAGAGGCGGGGCATTACACGCCGTCGATGATTGACGGGATTATTAAGAATAATAGGTCGAGTGATATAGCGATTAACCGGAAGGTGAAGTATAAGCCGCGTGCTTTGTTTACATTTAATTGGGGTGGTCCGGGCCACCAGCGTATGCGGCGATGGTTTTGGGATAAGATATATGAAGAGAATGAGGATAAGGACGATTACTTTTTCATCTTTGCGAGTTTATCTCAGAATACGGCGTTGCTGGATGCGAACCCTGGGTACTATAAGAACTTGCTTGGTTTGCCTAAGCAGTTAAGAGAAGCGTATCTTACGGGCGATCCTGATGCGTTTGTGGGCGGGATGTTTCAGATCATACCTCAGTATCATTGTGTAGACCCGGATAAGGTAATGAAGCAGATTAACCCGCCTGAAGTGGATGAATCATCTTGGCGGATACCTGATACGTGGCGATTGGTTGGTAGTTTGGATGCGGGTATTGGTGCTCCGTGTGCATTTGGACTGTATGCGATTAACCCGGAGGGGGACTTGTTTAAGCTGTTTACGTATAAGGAGATTAAGGGGAGTGCTCCGGCGCATGTGAAAGCGATTATGGAGAGGATAAAGACGTGTAAGTTTACCGGTGGGGAAATGCCTGAGTTTATTGCGAGTGATACGTATGCGTTTCAGATTCATAATCAGATGGGTTTGCAGAGTGGTGATGTGACGTGGGAGGATTTATTTTCTATTGAGGGGGTGCCGCTCCACCAGGTGAAGTATAAACGTGTGACGGCGATTATGGCTCTTCAGACCGCCATTCATTTTGAATTGGATGAAGATAATGAGGAATTGTTGGTGACGCCTAAGTTGCGATTTTTCGATGGGTATAATAATGCGACGATTGAGGAAATGCGTGCGATTGAGCGGAGCAAGTCGAACCCGGAGGATATTGACACGACCGGTGACGACCATGCGATTGATGAAACAAAGAATATGGTGTTGTGTGCGGAGAGCCCGCCGAACTATGTGCCACTGAAGAAGACGCCGAAGGTGAATCCGAAGGCGGACTATGGTAGCAAGGTGGATCCGTTAGAGCGGTATTCTCTGAATGATCAGTATGCGAGTAATAAGTTTAGAAGTTTATTGTAGAGAAGTTGGAATTTTTAATTTTGATTTTATACATTCTGTAAACCTTACTAATGATATTATGTCAGACGACAAAAAGAGTACCGACGGCCCTATCCCAACAGCGACAGCGACAGAGAATGTGAAAGTAAGCTATAAGCTTATGAGCATAGAGGAAGCCCGTGCGACTCGCAACCAATCTAATGAAGAGGACAAGTAATGGAAGGATTAGCCAGCGCAATAAGCCAAGGGTTAAACAGGACCGCTGCGAATAGTTCGATTAATGATGTTATTTTTGAGTATGCGGTTAATGGTCAGACCGGATCGTTTGTTTATATGATTAATGGTGTGACGACTATGGACGGTATTTCCTGTTCAGTCAATGGTGTCACACTTACTATTACTCGTGATGGTGCTAATCTTGATATTGAAAACACGTCTGGTGTATCCGTTGACGTAACAGATCTTGGAATCTTAGGTAGTGATACCGATGAATATATTTTGAAGCGAACCCTCCTTGGTACGGCAATCACCATTCCGGACGGTCAGGTAGCTCGTATTTCTGAAATTTCATTTGACTTGGCAAAAGTCGTATAAATATTGTAATCATACAACTATGGGAAAATCATTAGCAAAAGCAGCCGTTGATCAGTTACAAGACACGTTTAACCGCTCGTTGCGCTTGGCGATTAAGCGGGATGGCACATGGATTTATGGTAGTGGTACATTGTTTACTGGCAACAATTGGTCGTATAACGATTCAGGAAGCGCCGGTGAGATTGTATGGAGTCCAGACATTGATATTGCAAACAATAGCGACCCCGCCGCAGATCAGGACTTTACTGAGGCAGTTATTATGGCGAGTCAGGATTTGGGCCAAACGCTTTCTTTTTTGAATGCGGATCAGGCAAGTGTTGATAATATATTGTGCCCGATTAATACCATAACCGGATCGCCTGTAACGATTCAGAACGGGCAGAGCCTTCGATTAACATCACTTCGTATTCCAATCAACGAATAACAGGGTATGAATGGAGTGGCTACTTTTAAACTTAGGGTTTTTTGCATCCTCTCAGCAAATTGCGCTTCAGCAAACTGTTACTGAAGACGAGTTTAGTGAGCTTGCCACTGATGTTCAATCCGATATTAAATATCTTTTCTTTCAGCTAAGCAACGCCACGCCTAAAGACACGCTTGATGCGGTCTATAACTGTTTGATGGAAGCTATTCTTTTCGATGCAGACTTTTGGATATTCAGAGTGAATGAAGGCGAATCCTTTATAATGAATATTGAGAAGCAACCAACCGAAGTGAGTGGCAAAAAGATTGTGGCCCGTGAAGTATCGACCCGCGTACCCGTAACGCTAGTTAATCAGGATCCGGTGGCTGAAGGTATTGACCGGTTGCCAGTGATAGATTTAGGGCTTAAAGCCGGTGGATTTTATCAAGTTGATGTGTATTTAGAGACAGATGATAATGGTGTGGCTAGTGGCGACGCTGAAACCATGGTCGCTAAGACTTACTTTATTGTGGGTTACAACATTGACTCAAACGCAGGGTAATGGATGTCAAAACCTACCGCCATAAACGTCACGATCTCACGACCCAGAGCCACGCGCGTGTTTCTTACACCGATCAACCAGGCCGGGTTTATACTTAGCAGTTTTTCGAGTGCCGTTCAGACAGCCAATATTCAGGTTGAAAGCATTCGATTTGTTGAACAACAGTTTATCTCTCGGGTTTATGTGAATAATGTAATAGTCGAATCTTCACCCGGAGATGTAGAAATTCCGTTTGTATCCGCCGTTCAAACAGCCAATGTGCAAATTGGGTCGGCACGTTTAAACGTTCAGTCGGATTTTATAAGCGCGGTTGAAACTGTAAACCCAAGCATTGTCAAAACTGATATTGTTATTGATAATGAACCCCCGACCAATCCAACATGGGGTCTTAGTGAAGAGAATATCATATTTAATGGCTTTGATGTTGTATTAGATTTTCAGGCAACCGATAACCAAGAGCCTCAGAGTAATTTGACGTATGGGCTTGCGGTTGGATTAGGGCTTAGTGCTGTTCAGGATAAGTTTGACGCGGCGGTTCAAGCTGGGTTTGATGCGTATGGCGGATTTGATGATGTAAAGACCGGCGCTGAACTGTCAGCCAATGGAAATAAACTTTTCTTTAGAGGTGGTACCCGACTTGATGAAAATGATGCAGTCAATCAATATGATGCGTCGGTCATTGTGTGGGACTCGTTTCGCAATAGTAGTCA